GTTTAGGGCCGTTTGGCCGGGCTTGTTGGATAGGGGTATGGAGTCACCATGGATGGCTACCCAACCCGGGGCAAAGCCTAGGCCCTGTGGGTGGTAGGTGATACCGAGCTTGTCGTATCCCATAAAGCGGTGGTAGGCCATCTCTGGGAGCTTGGTGAAGGCTGGGAGCCGGTTCATTAGGCTCTTGAATACTCTGGCCCCATGGTTAGATCCGAGAACATCGGTCACGCCGCATTGTTCAAGGATTTCCCTTGTCCAAGCCCGGTCATCATCAATGTTGCCCATGGCTTCTTCTAGAGTGCTTGCACCCCCACGAAGCTGTGGCAGGTCTATCTCATCACCAATCTGAATCGTGCGGTGTGGCTTCCACTTAGCAAGAAAGCGAGCCATGGAGTTCACCATGCGCTCGCTGTGGAAAGGCACTTGCAAATCTGGTACGAAAGCGATGCGTCTAATCGTCATCTTCTTCCTCATCCTCATCCTCGAACGGATCGAAGTGGTCGGGAAATACCCAATCAGGAAGCTTTTGATCTACGAGCCAACCTTGAATGGTGGCATCAGAAAAGCCTGCTCGCTTCATGGATTGGGATATTTCATAAAGGCTAATAGCCCATTGGTCTAGCCTTGAGCTTAGCGGCGCGCTCCTTGCTTCTTCTTAGCGCGGCCTTTTGTGCCTTTGTTGGCTTTGGCATTGGCTACCCCCTGTGATAAAAGTGTCTCATAGATGGCTGACTGTCTTTCGACTAAAAGCTCTTGTGTCGCTTCTAATTTGTCGATGCGTGTGGCAAGGCTTGAGCCAATCTCATTGACGAATTGGCGAACCATCCATCTCAGGGCTGTCAGGAAACTGGCTGCAATGGCAACCATCCCTGCAAGGACACCGCCCCACTCGGCCGGAGTCATTTGGTTGGCTTGGCATATCCGAACACGCCGGCGAGGACAGCGAACAGGATCGCCCGGTAGTCGAGGTCGAAGTTAGAGCCAGCCCATGCGGCAAGGAATCCACCGAGAGCCATAAAGATTGGGTGCTTGAGATAGTTAGACAAAATCGCCTCCTAGCATTGGAACATTGAAGAACCGGCCGTCTTTGTCTCCGGCCTTGGTGAAACTTATGTGCATGTGCTGTCGGTGTGGATTAGAGCCACGGTACTTACGCCATCGCCAGTTGAGTATTCGAGAGCAAATTCTCCCATCGAATATGATGTAGGAGATTCGCTTATCGCCTCGTTTGGCATGTATTCGAAGCTGATCTGCCAAGTCATGCATTTGCTCGCGTGGTCCAAGGTCAGCTGATACATCCAAGGCACGAACCCAGCCCTCAGCATCCGGGTTATGGTCAGACTTACGATTGCTATGTCGGGCATCGCCCACCCAACCGTCCGGCCGCTTGCGCAGTAAAAACGAGTCATCAAGCTGCTCGCGTAACTGGATGCCTGCTTTGCACAGTCTAGGAGAGAAGGAGCTTGGCATCGTCCTCGGAGATTCCTAGCTTGGCAAGCAACTCAGACTTCTTGGCAGCCTTTTCAGCCTCAGCGGCTACACGCTCAGCCTCGGCAGCCTCGAACGCGACTCGATCAGCCTCGCGCTGCGCCAATTCTTCTTCGGTCAGTTCGACTTCTTCAACCACACCGGTTGAGCAATCTACGACGAGTTTGGTGGTCATGTGTCTCCTTATGATTTCGATATGCCGTAAAGGGTTGCGGTTGAATGTTGATTGAAATCGGTTGCGCTGCCGGATTTGAATGTGAGTTGATTGATGACTGTCGTTTGTGACCAAAGACCGGCGGTGAGGATAGTATCACCAGCGGCAGCACCGTTACCGGTGACTCCATCAACACTCAAAGACTTATTTGCTGAGCCAGAATAATTCGGAAGATAAACTTGAATGTTACCGAAAGTCGATGCCGTCGTGTTTGCGCCGGGCATTGTATTGATTTCGCCGGTCGTGTTATTTGTTGAAGTTGCTGAGGTTCCATCGCCTCGAAGCCTTCTCCAAGTGCGGTTTGTAGTGACTCCATTGATCTCCATCGTCACCGCCGGAAATCCATTGGTCGATTCATCGCGCAAAGATAGATGAACAATAAGATCGGTATAAGTGGCAGGAATAGATGAGAAATCAATCGAAGCGGCTCCACCAGCCCCAACGGTAACGCTGGCAATTTTCTTATATGTGACCGGCATGGCTACTCCGCTTTGATTCCGTAGAGGGTGAAAGTGGATCCTGTGTCGAAGTTCCCGGCAAACATGTAAAAATCGATTCGATTGATGGCTTCCGCTGGTGACTTACGCCATAGACCAACAGTCGCAGCGACACCGTTTCCGGCATCGTTTCCTCGACTTATTGCCGTTTTGTTGGTTGTCGCATTGGAGTAGTTCTGAATGTGAATTACGCTTGGGCTGAAAGTGTTAGCGGTTTCGGTAATGGCAAAGTTTGTCGGGCCGACTGAGATTCCCGAAGTGTTGCTGCTTCTCGCTGAAACAGAGGTTGAACCGTTGCCGTTGAGATATGTGAAGGAGTAATTGGTGGCGGTGTCGTTGTTGAAACGCATCCCGACACCTGAAACCGATCCGCTTGTTGCCTTCATACTCAACACCGCGACAATGTCGGTGAATCCAGAACTGATTGAAGTGAAAGATACGCTTGATGTGGAAGTCGAAAGCGTAGTCGTCGCGATATTCTCATAAGTCGCGGTCATGATCAGCCTTTGATTCCATAGAGGGCAAAGTGTGAGTATTGCGCTAAATTTTGGCTTGACGAAGCCAACTTGATTGAACTTATTGCGGCAGTGTTAGACCACAACGCTGAAATCAAAAACAATTCACCGGAACCATTCAAATCAGAACCAGATAAAGATCTAAGGGTGGTATTTTTGTTCGTATTACCGTAATCAAGAATATCGCAGACAAAAGCGGAGAAAGAATTAGCGGTTGTGTTATTTGCCGGAACGAATCCAATCCACGCTGTCGTCTGAGAAGTTTGGGAGGCTGATGTTGCTGATGTTCCGTTTCCATATACATAATGCCGAGCGTAATTTGAGCCGGTATCATTGTTGAATTGAAGAGTCAGAAGATTTATATCAGTCGATGCGAATGTGTTTCTAGCAATTCCTCTAATCTGAAGATGCTGATAACTACTTGGGATTGACGTAAACTCAACATTGGCAGCCCCACCAGCACCGACGGTGACGGTAGCGATGGACTCGAAATCGCCTACAGGTGCAACATCACCATACGCGCCAGCGAGAATGGCTCCAATCATTAGGCAATAGCTCCCACGACTCGCCAAGTGTTCGCGGCGGTCTTGATGCAGGTGGCCGCCTTATGTTGGGTCAAAGTAGGGGATGCGCTGGTTGCTCCGGCTGATGTGATGGTCGTGGTTCCCGGTGTAACCGCGTTGATGGTTAGAAGGCCAGCCCCGGTGTTGATGATTGTAACCGCTGTGCCTATGCCGAAGTTGGTGGTGGCATCAGTTGGAATGCTGACGGTCTTGGTCGAAGCATTGGAGGTCAGGATGAGGACTTGGTACTGGTCTGTGCTTGCCAGCGTGTAGGTCGCGCCGGACTGGGTATTGATGGTGAACTGCACCAGCTCATTGAACATCGGGGCGGTGAGAACATCACCGGTGCTTGCTGGAAAGCCTGTTGCCATCTGTATCTCCTAGAGGTTACTTACGCCCAGTATACCGTACTGGGCATTGCCAATGATGAACCCGGTGATGAGTGGATCGCCGGTCGTAAAAGTCGTATTCCAAGTGCGTGGAGTTATCTGGTGATTCACGCCGAAGATCTGCAAGGTCTTGGTGAGGGTGGAGCCACCGGGCTGAATGTTGCTGACTTCCACAGTCGAAAAGAAGTCCAGCCCAAGGGCTGCCACAATCCCGGCTGAATAGTTAGGGGTGGTCAAGTCAAGGGTCATGGAGTCAATGCGGATGTCTGTGGTCTTGCGGCTGGCCACATAGGCCTTAGCAAGGTCGAGAGTGTCGGCATCGCTCTGGTGAAGAAGCTGTTGCCGGGTAATGGCGTGTGGGAAGTAGGTGTCGATGCTGGTCTGGTCGGACACGGTCTGCATCGTTCCACCGACTCGCTGGAAGTTGGCCACATTGAAGATGAGTTTGTCATCGAAGGAGAATTTGAGATCCTTGTAGGGTATGCCTGTGGTCTGGTTGAACACCGTGGGAGCTTGCCCAAGGGTGTCGATGGCATCGGTGCGCTCACGGAAGATAACCTTGCCATCAGCTGACATATAGACAGCCCCGAACTCCGTAAACTCAACATCTTGCAAGGCTTGAAGGACTGACCGCACCCCACCCGGGTCTGCTTGGACAGTTATATCGCCGGTGTCTATCTGTCGCTGGCTGGTTGGGAAGTCGATGGTATTCAATATGTCGTTGATGCGGTTCCCGGTTGTCTCGCCAGCCGTGGCCCCGGTGACGGTCGAGATGGCTGACTTGTTGAATAGGGTGAAGGCATCGGTGGCTTGAATGTCGATAAAGCCAATGTCCTCATTTTTGGGGTAGGTGTAATTGTAGGAGGTCGTGTAACCGGCAAATAAGGGATAGTCCACCCCAAGATGCTCGCCAACGATTCTGAGCTTTCTGAGGGGCTGTAGAAGCCCGAAATAGGGGCTTGCAGGGTTCTGTGGGTTCCAATCGCCATTGGGGTCAAGGACACGGATGGTGCAAAGCCCGGGATTGAATCGGTCTTGGGTAAGGTCACGCCCACGCCGGATGTTGATGGCTGTGGTTTCGTCAGTCAGATCTACGACTTGGCTACCAGTACCACCAGCACCCATGGTGCTAATCCCGATTTGGCTGATGCCAATCTGGAAGGGTGGGTCAAAGTTAGGCCCTGATGAGAAGTCAAAGCTAACCGTGAGGGTAATGGGATAGGTCACAGCGCGATATTTCCAGTCGTGCGATACCAGCCGGATGTGCTGTAGCCAATGCTGGAATAGTCAATGATGGTATCCACGATTTTCTTCTTGGTATCGTCTGAGAGATCGCCGGTTCCGGTTACATTGATGTTGATGGTTGCCGGGGCTTGAACTGCTCCGCGACCGAATACATCATCAAGCACATCTTGGGTAATGCTTGGGGCAATGAATCCAGATTGGCCTTGTGGTACTACCGATGGCACTACCGGCTGCTGAGTAACTGCTCCGCCCGGGGCGATGGGTGCTACCTGAACGCCAAGGCCACCAAGTTGATTGCGAATCTTGTCTAGGCTGTCGAGCCATGCTTGGAATGGATCGGTCGGCTTGAACTGAGCCAAGCGAGCCAATTCTGCTTGGGAGTCTGATAACTTCTTTGCCAGTTTCTCGGCTTGGTCTGCATTCTCAAGTACCAGTTGCTTCTTGAGCTTGAGTCGTAGAATCTCATTCTCAGATAACTGTTCATTCTTGAGTGCGGCTTCTAGGCTGATGAGATCATCGTTGAAGGTCTGGCCGGCCTTTTCAAGCTTGTTGGCTTCCTTGGTCTGCTTGTTTTGCTCGACTTTTTGCTTCGTAATGCCTTGCTCAGTCCTGAGTGTCTTGGATCGAAGAATGCCCTGCTCTTTGGCATTGGCTCGGGCAATCGCATCGGCCTTGCCTTGAGCCTTGGCTGATTCGCTTCGACCACGATTCCTGAGGAAGTCTAGGTAAGGGCCAATGACCGGAATGGCGAGAATGTCCAAGCCACCACCCGGGATGAGGCCACCGATGGTCTTGATTTGCTTACCAATGCTGGCAAGCCCAAGGCTGATGTCTCCCACATCGGTTGCCATTTTCTCGAAGGCTCCGGCAAGGGCTGGCACTCCCTGATCTTCATCGAGCAACAGCTCCAAGGACTTGACCAACTTCTCGCCCAAGATTTCTTGGGCATCATTGGCGGCTGCGCTAAGGATGGCTAACTGACCGGCATAAGTACCGGCTGCTCTTGCTGCCTGTCCAGAGAATCGCTGGGTCAATTCTTCGGTGATGTCGTTGAAAGATTTGCTGGTTAGGTCTGCCTTGCTCAGTCCAATGTTGAGTCGGCTGAGGCTGGTGGTCGTACCCAAATAAGCCCGGCTCAGGGCTTGAGTCACAGATCCAAGAGAGCGACCAGTACCGGCTGCGATGTCGAGTGATAGGGCGAGAAGCTCTTGCGCTGTGCCTAGGCTCTTGGTGGCTGTGACCAACTGTTGAAGTGCTGGTCGAAGTTCGCTATCCGCTACGCCAGTCGCATATTGCAATTCGCGGATGTAGGCCTCGATGGGTCGGACATCGTAAGCCAGCCCAAGATTTTCAAGGTTACGCGCTAGGGCTTGGATGGCCTTATCTTCTTCTACGAAAGCCTTGACGGAAGCCTTTGAGAATTGAGTGATCTTGCGTACAGATAGGGCAGTACCAAGGGTGACAGCAAGTCGCTTGAGGCCCTTGTCCAATGCGGATGTTTGTTTCTGAGCTTCCTTGAAACCCTTGCCTTGGAATTCGGAAATAATCGGGATCAAAATAGTCATCGCGTTGCCGCCTTATATTTGGTGGCTGCCTTCTCGATGGCTGCCAAGATTGCATCCCGGGCTTTGCCTTGATTGGCGTACAGGGCTTGATACATCAAGCGACCCCGGCCCTTGCCAACTGGCTTGATTGTGCCGATGTCTCGATTCAAGGCTTCAATGAACTGGCGGCCAGCCTGAGGGTTGTTTGATTTGCTGTCTGGATCTCCATAAGGATTCTTTGTGCCTGCGATTTCTGCGATGGCTCCGATGGCTGACTTGTTGAGCAATGAATAGGCGGCAGTCCATCCCTTTGTATTGCCACGCTTACGAGCGAGTGAATAGGTCAAGCCTTTGCGGATTGATGTGCTGTTATAGACAGGAAATGCCCTCGATCGGTTGGTGCGACTGACTCGCTCACGACCGTCATCCATAGCACCCGAAAGGAATGATCCCGGCACTAGGGTCTTGGCTTCATTGGAAACACTTTTGAGGGCAGTACCGACTTCGACATTCATTTCCTTGAATAAATCAGGGTCGAACTTACGAAGGGCGCGTTTGACTTTATCTACGCCTTCGACCTTGATTGGCATTGTCGGCCTTTCTCGCCTTCTCTTTCAAGTAAGCGAGAGTGGCCCGGAAGATTCGCTCATCCATGGCCAGCCACTCGCTTGCCGGGATTCCAGTCTCTATCTGCAATTGCGCTATCAGATAGGTGACGGAATCCTTGTCTATTTTGGGTCGCTGTCCTCGATCACTTCTACGCTGTCAAGCGTAGCAACGAAGTCCACGCCAAAGGGCTTGACTGACTTACCGGATCGCCGCAGGGCTTCCCATGCCAGCCAATAGAGATCGCTTTGTTGCTCACGCTCACGGAAGGCTTTGTGAAAGCCAATCTTGTGATGTTGCTCGAAAGCGAACTCTATGGCCGGTGTGATTCTTTGTTCAGTTGTTTCACCATCAGTTGTGGTGATTTTGAGGCTCGCCATGTGTTACTCCTTAGAAGCTGCCGGTATCTGCGACAGCCACAGCACCGTTGATGGTGAATGTTACATCCTGAGTGCTGATGTCTCCGGTTGCACCGTTGATTGGGGTGAGGTTGTTCACCAGAATGTCAAAGGTGTAGAGCTTGTTGCCATCGCCTACAGCTGTGCCTGTGTCTTGGATCAACTTGACCGCGGCGGTATTGCCGAAGTTGGCGAGCAAGGTATCAAGGATTTCATTGGTTGCAGGGTCATTGAGGAACGAAAGCGTAAGGGTTCCGGTCTGGAGGCCCTTGACATACTTACGGCCGGTGTCTCCCATTGCGGTGACTTCGAGTTCCTCAACTGCATAGTTGAGGGTTGCGGCGGTGACCAGATCGCTGAAATCGACAGTAGCAATCTTGACCCCGACCTTATTATTCAGCGTGATCGCCATTTGATTCTTCCTTCTTCTTGGGCTTGCTTACAGGTTGTGGTTTTTCGATCTGGCCAATCTTGACCAGAAATCTAGTGCGCTCATCCATGGTTAGCTCCAACTCGATAGGATTGAGACTCGAACATCACACGCCAGAAAGTCACCGGATGCTGCGTTCATGACCGCTGGTGAGGATACCTCGCCGATTGTATATTTGATGGTGGATGCGGCAAGCTTTGAGTAGAGCTCAAGGATGTAATCCTCGATGCCGTTCAAGTTGCCTTGGTTGTCAAACAAAGGCTTGATGAGGGTTATCTTGAAGTGAGCCATGGGTGCAACGGTGATGTAATGGTCGTTGGATGGCGTGATATAAGGATCATCCGGACTAATCACACAGCTGTTGGCAATCGGTGTGGCCGGTGGAAAGGAGAACACAGACCACACCGATGCGCTGGTGAGCGCACTCGCCAGCGTTCCCCGTAGGGTAGTAATCGCGCTCATCCTACGAGTCCACCGGGATCTAGGTAGTCTGCTAGAAGGCCACGAACTCGGGCCATCAGAGTGTTGCCCATGCGATATGGGCTAGGTTGAAAGTCTGGGCTGATGCCACCGGTTGCCGACATTTGCCG